GCAAAGAACAAAAAGACACAAGAAGAAATTGAACTAGAGCAGGCTTTTGAAAACACTATGGGACAGTTTTCAGATTCAGTATGTGAAGACTGTGGCAACCCAAGTTGGCACACACTAGGTATGACTGGAGAAGAAATCGAAGAAGGCGAACGTCACGGCAACGACGAGATGTATGACAAGTGCTGGAAGGGATTCGAAAGAGTACCTGGCACAACAAGAGGTGAAAAAGGCTCCTGCCGTAAGAAACCAAAAAAAGAAAGTGAAGGTGACGTAGAAGAAACTCCAACTACTAAATTAAATGCTGTAATTAAAAAATTAAATAGAGAAAAATCCGCGCAAAAGCCGGCGCATGAAATAATTGATGCAATCGTTAGACTGATTAAACACCAAGATACTCAACCAATTAAAGATCTTAGTGCAACTGATAAAAGCATACTTTTATCTATATTTAAAGATGCTGGAATTGATATAATGGATTATTGGGTTGGCGGTACAGGTAGCAATTCTAATACCAATAGCTCATATCCTATTGACTTAATGATGGGTCAGTTCGGCGAAGACGACACAGATGAAGGCAATGCATTTGCAAACGCTGTTCGTCAAGCTAAGATGAACGGCAAGAAAAAAGGCGACAAAGTAGACGGCCCAGACGGCGATGAGATCACACTAGAAAAAGAACAGAAGACACCATTAAGCGAGTTCATTCTAAGTTATTTTGACAGACAGTCAGGTCAGTTCCCCAAAGGCGAAACCGCAGTATTAACTATGATTGAAAAGGACTACGGCGAAGAGTTCATAGAACCCGCAAAGGCGTTTATAGAACAGATAAACAATCTCGTAGCAGAACGTTTTGGTTATAGAGAGCCAGACATTCAAGAAGACAATTACGAACTAGGTCACATCTCAAGGTTAGCGGGTCTTTGATCCGCTAACTGTTTGAAAAAATTTATCTTTTCGCTTGACAGGATAAATAACTTCGTGTAGTATGTAATAGTGCTACACACAATTAGGCACAAAAGCACATAGGCATTATAATAGGAGGCAACACTATGGCAAGTTTAGCAGAAATCCGAGCAAAGCTCAAGGAACAAGAAACACGCACATCAGGTGGTTCTACAGGCGGCGGCGACAACGCAATCTACGCATTTTGGAATATGAAAGAAGGCGAGCAAGCAACGCTGCGATTCCTTCCTGATGGCAACCCTGACAACACATTCTTCTGGTCAGAAAGAGCAATGATCAAACTGCCTTTCGCAGGCGTCAAAGGCGAGACTGATAGTCGTCCAGTACAGGTACAGGTTCCATGTATGGAAATGTACGGAGAATCATGTGCGATTCTAGCAGAAGTACGTGGTTGGTTCAAAGACGCAAGTCTTGAGGAAATGGGTCGTAAATATTGGAAAAAGCGTAGTTATATTTTCCAAGGATTTGTTCCAGAAAATCCACTCAAGGAAGAAACACAGCCAGAAAATCCTATTCGTAGATTTATCATTGGCCCACAAATCTTCCAGCTTATCAAAGCAGCACTTATGGATCCAGACATGGAAGAACTGCCTACTGATTATACAGCAGGTGTTGACTTCCGTCTGTCAAAAGGATCAAAAGGTGGATACGCAGACTATGGCGCATCAAACTGGGCACGCAGAGAGCGTCCACTAAGTGACGTGGAAATGAAGGCCATTAACGATCATGGATTATATAACTTGAATGATTTCCTTCCAAAGAAGCCAGGTGAAGTTGAACTTAAGGTTCTGACAGAAATGTTTGAAGCATCAGTAGATGGTGAAGCATATGACGCAGATCGTTGGGGACAATACTTCCGTCCAGCAGGCATGGCAGCTCGCACAGGCGATCCGACTAAAACAGCAAGCCCACAGGCTACTGCTACTAGTCAGAGCGCTCCAGCAAAGCGTATCGAGGATGACGATATCCCTTTTAAGTCAAATGAGGAGGTAGAACAGTCGGCTGCTCCTGCTCCTCAGGCAGCACCAAAGGCAGAAGCCCCAGCAGCAACTGGCGGTGCGCAAGATATTCTTGCTATGATTCGCGCACGTCAGAATTCATAATAGAAAGGGCTTCGGCCCTTTCTATTACTTTGGCTTTTAATCTAGGAGATATACATGGCTACTAAAGTATTCGATCCTTCAAAATTTCGAAACAGTTTAACTAAATCTATCAAAGGCATGAGTGCTGGCTTTCACGATCCCACAGACTGGATCTCAACTGGCAACTATGCTCTAAACTATCTACTCAGCGGTGACTTCCGTAAAGGTATTCCGCTTGGTAAAGTATCAGTGTTCGCAGGCGAATCAGGCGCAGGCAAATCATACATCGTCAGTGGTAACATTGTAAAACACGCACAAGAACAAGACATCTTTGTAGTGCTGATCGACAGTGAAAATGCACTTGACGAAAGTTGGTTGCAGGCACTGAAAGTAGATACTTCACTTGAAAAACTACTAAAACTAAACATGGCAATGATCGACGACGTTGCTAAAACTATCTCAACGTTCATGGACGACTATCGTTCAATGGCAGAAGCAGACCGTCCCAAAGTGCTGTTTGTGGTTGACAGCCTGGGCATGTTGATGAGTCCTACTGAAGTAAATCAGTTTGAATCAGGTGACATGAAAGGTGACTTTGGACGCAAAGCCAAAGCACTCAAAGCACTGGTTACCAACTGTGTTAACATGTTTGGTTCATACAACGTGGGCATGTGTGTAACTAACCATACCTACGCAAGCCAAGATATGTTTGATCCAGATGACAAAATCTCAGGTGGTTCAGGCTTTGTGTATGCGTCCAGTATGGTTGTGGCTATGAAGAAGCTAAAACTTAAAACAGATGCTGACGGCAACAAGACTAGCCAAGTACACGGCATTAGAGCAGCATGTAAAGTAATGAAGACACGCTATGCTAAACCGTTTGAAGGTGTACAGGTGGAGATTCCTTATTCTACAGGCATGGATCCCTATAGCGGATTATTTGATCTGTTTGAAGGCAAAGGCCTGTTTGAAAAGGTAGGAAATCGTTACAAGTATGTTTCCAGTGCTGGAGAAGAAACTATCGAATTCCGCAAGCGTTGGACAGGTGATCTACTCGAAATGGCCATGGCTGATTTACCACTAAAAGAAAAACAACTGGTAAATATCCAAGAAGCAGCAAAGAATGATGCTGTGGATGATGATCATAACGAGGAGTTTACTGCTGATGAATGAACAGCAAATTGGTGATGTGTGGACACTGTTTAAAGAGTATGTCGACAAGAAACAGGTTGAGATAGTAGCAGAAAAGTTTGTAGACATGCTGGCTGACTACGGAGTAGACGATCAAGTGTTTAAGGAAGTGCTTGGCGTCGACGCTGATCTTGACTCAGCAATCGGTTATTATCTAGACATAGATACTGACAGTGATGATGACGAGGATTGGGACGAGTAATGGGATGGTATTCAGAAGTATCGAGAGATATTTCACGTATTCCCGAAGCAATACAATACTTCGAAGACGAGCTGGCAACAGCTCGTCTAGAAGTTAAAATAAAAGGTAGTATTGAACGAGCCGCAGCAGAAATGCCAGGCCTAGTTGAACAAAGATTTAATCAACTACAAGAAATTGAAGCAATACTAGAATACCTCAACATAGAACTGCGCAGACTACGCAGTTCGTTCTTTAAAAAATATCTTGAGAATTATCAACGAGCACTGAGCAGTCGTGACGTTGAAAAATATGTAGACGGTGAAGCAGATGTAGTTGACTACGAAAAGATCATCAACGAGTTTGCGCTGATGCGTAACAAATGGTTAGGTGTTCTCAAAGCACTTGACTCAAAGGGTTTCTCTATCAATAATGTAATTAAACTGCGGTGTGCAGGAATGGAAGATGCCTCGGTTTGATAAATACACTAGACAAAAGGTATTTATCATGAATAATTATTATGTTTATAAACTCGTAGATCCTAGAACTAATATGCCATTCTACGTGGGTAAAGGTAAAGATGCTCGTGCGTTTAAACACTTAAAAAATAGTTCTAAAACTTGTAATCCTCGCAAGGATAAAATAATAAATGAAATTTTTTCTTGCGAGTTATCTCCTATCGTAGATATTTTTTTAAAAAATTTAGACGAAGAAACAGCCTACAAATTAGAAGAAGAACTTATTTTAGAGTTAGGTCGTATCGGAAAAGAACCAAATGGAATATTAACAAATATAACGATACACTCCCAGCCTCCGTCTCAAAAAGGCAAAACTAGAGTGTTTACTGAAGATCACAAACAAAAGATTTCTAATTCTTTAAAAGGAAAATCCAAAACATATCAATCTTGGCAAACAGGGTTAACTAAAGAGACCGATGAAAGAATTGCTAAGATGGCAGAAAAAAGAAGCCAAACAGGAAATTCTCATCAAATAGGAATGAAATACTCTCAAGAAAGAATTAATAAAATTAGAAATAAATTAAAAGGCAGAACTGTTTCTTCTGAACAGAGAGAAAAAATGAGTCTTGCTAAAAAAGGCAGAACCTGGGAGGAAATATTCGGTAAAGACGGTGCAGAACAAAGACGAAAAAATTCTTTAAAAGGCGGAAATCACCCCAATGCTAAACAAATAAATACACCAGAAGGTATATTTGAAACAGTGACAACAGCATCTAATTATTTTAATGTTTCTGATTATACTATTAGACAAAGATGCAAAAGCGACAAAGAACGTTGGAAAGAATGGCAATACATCTAAATCTGAGAGTAGCAGGAATGGAAGACGCTACGTTATAGGAGGTTGCAATAATGATAAAGTTTTGGTTTGATATTTATAGAGATAGTAGAGCTAGTCATCGTATTAGAGCAAAACTTATCGTTGACTATGCAAAACAAGTAAATCAAGATTTTGATATTGTAGGCCCAAACACAGCAGATAAAATAAACTTTGAAAAAGATATTGTAATTTTTTCTAAAGATAGCGATATTATAAGTTTAAAAAAATTAAAAAAATGTGGCTGTACAGTAGGTTTTGATCTTTGTGATAACAAATTTGAAACTGAACAAGTTTACAAAGATTACTGCGAAAGTGCAGATTTTATTACTGCTAATACTCCTGCTATGCAAAAAATTATCAAAGATTTTACTTCTAAAGATAGTTACCATTATGCAGATTGTGTAGAAAGATCAATCAAACCACCAAAAACATCTTTTTCAAGCAAACCGTTGAAATTATTATGGTATGGAGGAAAAAGCAGTATTGGATATATGCCTTGGCAAAAAACTATCAATGATTTGCAAAAAAATAAAATTAATTATCAGTTTAAAATAGTTACAAATAGTTCTCAAAAGTTTTACGGAAAAGCTCTAAAAAGATGGCGTACAAAAACTGATGTATATTTTGATTTACAAAATATAGATTTTGTTGAATGGACATATGATGTTCAAGAAGAGGCCATGGACTGGTGTGATATTATAGTCATACCAGTTGATAGAGTAATTAATAAAAAAGGCGATAGAACATTTACCAAAAGTCATAACAGGCTTGTAGATGGCATAGCGTCAGGATGTTGGGTTATATCAAGCGAATTGCCTAGTTACAAACCTCTTGCTGATTTTTGCTGGCTAGGTAATGTTGTAGATGGTATTAATTTTTACAAAAATAATCAATCCTTAGTAGAAGAAAAAATCTCTTTAGGTCAACAATGGATAAAAAATAATGCATCTCCTGAAGTGGTAATGCAACAATTAATAGAAATATATAAGGATATAAAAAATGAGTAAAACAGTTCTTGACACAGGTGGTACTGGATTTATTGCACATCATCTAATCGATATAGTAAATGAAAAAATAAAAACTAACTTACCTGTAAAATTGCATTTAGGTTGCGGCCCTAATATTTGGGAAGATTGGATAAATGTCGAAGGCGATTATATAGGCGAACAACCTGGAATTATCCATTTTAATATAACTGACCCATATCCTCTTCCTGATAACTGTGTTGATGAAATTTTTACCAGTCATGTTATAGAACATATCATTCCTACTGATGTTGAGCCTATGATGAAAGAATGGTTGCGTATTTTAAAACCAGGTGGTTTTGTTGCAACCGAATGGCCTGACCTTTTAAAGTGTGCTACATTCTTAGTAAAAAATCCCGAAATGATGTATACCAAAGATCGTAACAGATTAAAGCGTGGAGTAGCAGGAATATTTGGAAATATTTCAAAATACCAAGACCTTGCTATGTTGCATAAATGGGGATACAGTGAAGAAAGTATGAAAGTTTTAAAACTTGAGGTAGGATTTTCACGTGCAGAAATACAAGAACCTATTCATCCTAAAACTAGAAAACCAATGATCGATAGTAGAGTAGTAGGGTATAAATGAAACAGGTTTACAACTATTGGATGCCAGACTCTGACAATCATTTTGAACGATTAATTGCCAAGCGTATTAAAAATGGCGGGCCTGCTGAGTATCAAGACGACACCAGAGACGAAGCATACAAGTATGTAAAAGATTTTTATATTGCGGTTGATGTAGGAGCCAATGTAGGACTTTGGGCCAGGCCATTAACAAAAAAGTTTAATCATGTTATTGCGTTTGAACCACTAGCACCAGTATATCAGTGCTTAGAAAAGAATGTAAATGGTCTTAACATAGAAATACACAAACACGCATTAGGCAGTGTAAATGACAAGATCGAAATGGTTTACAATGCTGAAAATACTGGTAGTAGTTATGTTAGTGAAATAGGCACAGGTTCTATAGATATCAAACGTATGGACGATCTTGATTTACCAAAATTTGGATTATTAAAAATTGATTGCGAAGGACATGAGCTCGAAGTGATCAAAGGCGGCGAGCAAACTATATTAAAATACAAACCTATCATAGTTGTCGAACAGCATCCCGAATCAGAGTATTGTGCTGCTACCTATTTAAAACAGCTTGGGGCTAAACAACTGAGTAACGTCAGAAAAGATTATATCTTTGGATGGTGATAGTTAAATATCTATATGAACAAAGTAGTATTAGTAACAGGCGGATTTGATCCTAAATTAGATAAATAATTGTATGTTTAAAAATAACAAATATACAACATGGTATAATCGTATTATATCTAATAGAAAAAAATAATCCTTTAGACAAATCAGTCTATAAGGAGAATCATCATATAATTCCTAAAAGTTTAGGTGGCCCGAATAAAAAAGAAAATATAGTAGCACTTACAGCAAAGGAACATTTTGTTTGCCATAGACTGTTAGTTAAAATGACAGAAGGTAAGGACAAAGTAAAAATGTCATACGCTATTAGAACTATGATGATTAGAGAAAATTCTTATCAGCAACGATATAAAATATCATCTAAAATTTATGAATCTATAATTAAAGAAACCAAAGCAGTAATCGGTAAATCACAAACAGGCGAAAACAATCCGTATTACGGAAGAACTCACTCTGATGAAGTAAGAACCTTAATGAAGGAAAAAAGAAAAATTCAAGATCCTCCTATGCTTGGAAAAACTCACAGCGAAA